ATCTACTATCAGAACATAACCTAAGGAGCATTTATGGCCAGTAGCACTTACCTCTCGAACCCAGTCCTAACAATTAACGCCGTTGATCTGACCGACATGTGCAGCGCAGCAACATTGACCTATCTGGTTGAAGCGCTTGAAGACACCGCGTTCGGCACTAACTCACGCAGTTACACCGCTGGCCTTGTCAACAACGAAGTGACCTTGACGATGTACGCGTCGTTCGCAGCAACCGAAACCTACGCAACGTTGTTCCCATTGGTTGGCACTAAGACCAACATCACCTTGACCCCAGCATCAGGTGCAGAGTCAGCAACCAACCCAAAGTTTATTTTGACTGGTTGCTACCTTGAATCATTGCCAGTTATCAACGCATCCCTTGGCGAGTTGTCAACCTATGACCTCACGTTTATGGGTGGCGCGTTGACGATTGACACCACCGCATAAATAACGGCTCCAAGCCGACATAGGAGAAACATGAAGATCAAGTTGCAGCTAAAGCGCACGCCTGACAGCGCACCCGAGTACTACTACACAAACCTGTTTGTGGTTACGGAATGGGAACGCCTTGAGCGGCGCAACATTCAACAGCTTTCCGCAAACCCGTTGTATTCGGATTACGCCTGTTGGATGCACACCATTCTAAAAATTAAAGGCGAGCAAGTTGGCGACAACTGGCGTGAGTGGCTAAGCAAAAACCCTGACATCGACATCCTGCCGGTACTGGACGAGACAGACCCAAACCCTACGGACGCGGCACCTACCGCCGCCAACTAGCAGAAGTACTGGTCGCGGTCGGTTGGTGGCCTAGCGACATTGCGTTTGACTCACGAGACTTAGCAACGGTCATTAAAGTGCTTAACGAGGCAAACAAAAAACGGAGATAACGTGGCGGAAGTATCGGCAAGGGTTGAGGTTGTAGGGCTCAAAGATGCCTTGAAGACCCTAAACAAGATTGACAAATCTTTGCGCCGAGAAATCACAAAAGATTACAAGCGCATTGTCCAGCCTGTAATTGACGACGCCAACAAGCTTGTGCCGTCTGGTGTCCCGTTGTCTGGTATGGCGCGCAACTGGCAAACTCGATCAGGGTTCCAAATCTTGCCGTGGATACCTGGCATGAAACAAAAGATCGCTGCCAAAATTAATACTCGAGCAATCAAGGAATACAACGGAAACACGACCAATGTGGGCACGTTTGCCATTCAATGGAAAGGCGCAACGGGAACAATGTTTGACACGTCCATGGCTGGGTCATTAGGCCGTGCGCTAACTGCACGCTATGGCAGTCGTTCGCGAGTAATGTGGAAAGCGTACGAGCAACGCCAAAGTGATGTCATGTCCGAGATGGAACAACTGGTCAAGCGCGTCATGGAAGAAGCGAACAGAGAGACCGCGTAATGGCAATCAATATCCCGATCATTTCAGAGTTTGACGGCAAAGGGATAAAAAAGGCTGTCAAACAGTTCCAGCAACTTGAGACCGTCGGCGAAAAGGCACAGTTTGCAATCAAAAAGGCGGCTGTGCCGGCAGCTGCGGCGTTGGCTGGTTTGGCTGTTGCTCTTGGCGACGCAACCAAGGCCGCAATGGAAGATCAACAGGAACAGGCGGCTTTAGCACTTACTTTGCAAAATGTGACTGGCGCGGGCGCTGCACAAACCGCCCAGATTGAAGATCAAATCAGCGCAATGTCTCGAGCGTCTGGCATTGCAGATACCGAATATCGCAAAAGCCTTGAGGCTTTAGTGCGCGGTACAAAAGATGTTGACATGGCCATGAAAGACATGAACCTTGTGATGGATATCAGTACAGCGTTGCAAACCGATTCCAGCACGGTCGCTGACGCGCTTGCCAAGGCATACCAAGGCAACTTTAAGGCGCTCCGATCTTTGAGTCCAGAAATGGCAACGATGATTAAAGAAGGCGCAAGCCTTAACGAAATCATGGACGTGCTTGGCGGAACCTTTGGCGGTGCTACTGCCAAAAGCGCTGAAACCGCTGCAGGCAAAATGAAGATTTTGACTAACTCGCTCGGCGAAACCAAAGAGTCAATCGGTGCTGCGTTGTTGCCCGTCCTTGAAGCCGTTTTGCCTGTGCTTAACAAGTTCGCTGCATGGGCTCAAGACAACCCTAAAGCATTTTTGGCAATTGCAGCTGCCATCGGCATAGTCGCCGCAGCAATTGTGGCCACAAACATTGCAATGGCACTCAATCCATTCAGCCTTATCGCAGCAGGCATTGCATTGCTAATCGTTGGTCTTGTAACCGCGTACAACAAGTTTGAGTGGTTCCGTGACGGCATCAACCTAATTGTCAACACCGTGATCGGGTTCTTTGCCGGCATGGTTAACGCTGCGATCGGTGCGGTTAACGCAATTATTAGCGCGTATAACTCAATTCCGTTGTTGCCTGATTTGCCAAAAGCCCCAACCGTGCCCGTGCCACAACTTGGCAAAACATCTAATACGCCTGCACCTGGACGTATGAGCATTCCTCGACTAGCCGATGGCGGCATCGTGTCGTCACCTACCTTGGCGCTAATCGGTGAGGCAGGCCCAGAAGCCGTTGTGCCATTAGATCGCATGCAATCTGGTGGCGGTATCACTATCAACGTCACAGGCGGGCTTGCCACAAGTGCAGAGATCGGCGAATCGGTCGTTAACGCTTTGCGCGCCTATTCGCGTTCCGCTGGGCCGTTGCAGTTACAGGTGGCGTAATGCCAGGCGTATCGGTCGTTGATTCTGGTAACTATGACTTACAGATCGCCACAGGTTTTCAGGTTGACGCGTTCGTCCTAGACAACACGCTTAAGGGCGTATTAAATAACACGGAGTATGTGCTAGACGGTACAACCGAGTTTGCCGATGTGATGGACTCAACTGTCAGCATCAACGTGCGGCGCGGTCGCCGAGACGTCGGCGATCAGTTCAGCGCTGGCACAATGACATTCACCATCCAAGACGTGGACGGCATCTTCAACCCATTCGACCAAAACAGCCCGTACTACGACACACCACAAGCCAAGCCAGGGCTTGCCCCATTGCGCGAAGTACGACTAATCCGTTACAGCTCAACCAATGTGCCCGAATCATTGTTTAGCGGTTATGTCGTCAACTATGACTACAACTTTGCGCTCGGTGGTTTAGACACCGTGACTGTGTATTGCGCTGACCAGTTTTACCTACTCGCACAAACATTTTTAGACGAACTAAACGTCACCCCAGAGACATCGGGCGAACGCATAGAAACAGTCTTAGACCTACCAGAGGTTGACTTTCCAGCAGGCTCTCGAAGCATTGCAACAGGCACCGTAAACCTAGGCCACGACAGCAACTACACGGTGCCGGCAGGAACAAACGTGTTGCAATACATCACCCAGATCAACGAGACCGCCGAGTTTGGGCGCGTGTTTATGTCTAGGGCTGGCGTGTTTACTTTTCAAGAGCGCATCGGGAACACGTTAAGCGCGCCTGTAGCCGATTTTCATGATGACGGAACAAACTTTAAGTATGACGGGGTAGGCATTAGTTTTGAGGCTGACTCGGTAATTAACCGCGCGGTCGTAACAGCGCTAGACGGCAAAACCGCTACCGCAACCGATACAGGGTCTATCGCAACATATTTTATTCAAACCACAAGCATCACAAACAGCCTGCTACATGAACAGACCAGCATTGATACCGCGGCTGCATACCTGTTGAACGGAGAACCAGAGGCCCGATACACCAGCGTGGAAACTGATTTCCTGATGTTGACCACAGCCCAACGCGACACCGTGGCCAGCATTGAAATCGGCAATACCATCACCGTGGAAAAAACATTCCAAAGCGGATCTGGTACCAGCGAACTAGCCCAGGAACTAAGCGTGGAAGGCATCGAACACACCATCAGCGTGGGCGCTGGACATAGTATTTTGCTATCGACTGCACCAACCACAATTGTGTTTGAATTGATTTTGGACAATCCAACGTATGGCACACTAGACAGCCTCAATGTCTTAGGATAGGAACTACTTATGGCAACCAGAGAAACCTTTACAAGTGGCCAGATTTTGACCGCAGCAGAAATGACGAACGTGGCAACAGCCATGATTGCATTGAACGCGCAGACAGGAACCACATATACGGCGGTTTTGGCTGATGACGGGAAACTAATTACATGCGATAATGGGTCAGCGATTGCGCTAACCATTCCACCAAACTCATCTGTGGCGTTTGGGATTGGTACACA